CTCAAGCGCAGATGATGATGAAGTGCGCATCAGAGATGGGGTTTACCCCTACAAGTAGAAGTAGGATAGTTCTTGCTGAAGAAGCTATTGAAGATGACCCTTGGGCAAAGTTAGCTAATGGCTGATTACCAGCAAGTAGCATCTAACTATCTGCTTGATGTATTAGAGGGAAAGATTCCTGCTAATAAATTTGTTAAGCAGACTTGTGAAAGACAGCTCAAAGATTTAGCCAAAGAAGGATCTAAAGGTTTTCCCTATATCTATGATCCAGCTAAGGGAGCTAATGTTTGCACCTTTGTAGAGTTGCTTCCTCATATTAAGGGCAAGCTCGCAGGGCAGCCAATCCAGCTAGAGCCTTGGCAAATCTTTATTGTGATGACCGCCTTCTCATGGGTTCATAAAGATACAGGCTTCCGCAGATTCAGGCGCACCTATATTGAAGTGCCTAGAGGTAATGGTAAATCCGCTATCTCATCTGCCATTGGCTTGTATGCTTTGGCTAAAGATGAAGAAGGCGGAGCTGAGGTTTACTCATTCGCTACTACAAGAGATCAGGCTAAGATTGTTTTCGGTGATGCACAGCAGATGGCTCGCAAAACAGCAGGATTGCGCAATCATTTTGGGGTAGAAGTAAATGCCCATAATATTAATATCTTAAAAACTGCATCTAAATTTGAAGCTCTCAGCTCTGAAGGCTCTACTTTGGATGGCTTAAACACTCACTTTGCCATCATTGATGAGCTTCATGCGCACAAAACTAGATCTGTTTATGATGTTGTAGAAACTTCCATAGGCAAAAGAACTCAATCTATGCTGTGGATTATTACTACAGCAGGATCAAATCGAGCTGGAATCTGCTATGAGGTTCGTGGATTTGTTAAGAAAGTTCTAGATGGAAGCGCCCAAGATGAAACTCAATTTGGAATTATCTATGGATTGGATGATGGAGATGATTGGACTACAGAAGAAGCGCTGATTAAGGCTAACCCTAATTGGGGTGTTTCTGTAATGCCTGAAGTTCTACTGCCATTGCAGGCAAAAGCAATGAGTATGCCTAGCGCAGCAAACAACTTTAGGACTAAGCATCTTAATGAATGGGTTAATGCTGATGTAAGCTGGATGGATATGCGAGCTTGGGATTCATGCGCAGATCCAACTCTTTCTGTAGATGATTTTGTAGGCGAGCCTTGCTTTATGGCTTTGGACTTAGCATCTAAGACCGATATTGCTGCAAAAATTAATCTTTATGTCAGAGATGGGCATTATTATGCTTTTGGGGATTACTATCTTCCTAGAGATACTGTAGATAAAGGTGAGAATTCTCAGTATTCAGGATGGGAAAGCCTTGGGTTACTTAGTGTAACTGATGGTGCGATAATTGACTTTATGGTAATAGAGAATAAAATCCTAGAAGATTGCAAGAGATTTGATGTAATTGAAGTGCCTTATGATCCATTTCAGGCTACTCAGTTATCAATGAGATTGTTAAATCAAGGAGTTAATATGGTAGAGGTTCGCCCTACTGTGCTGAACTTTAGCGAGCCAATGAAGCAATTAGAAGCATTGGTGCTAGATAAGAAGTTTCATCACAATGGCGATCCAGTTCTTACTTGGATGGTTAGTAATGTAGTTTGCCATACAGATGCAAAAGACAATATCTATCCAAGGAAAGAAAGGCATGAGAATAAGATTGATGGAGTAGTAGCTTTGATTATGGCATTGAGTAGAGCTATTGCAAATAATAATGAGCATGGGGATCTAGATGATTTTCTTGCTAACCCTATAAGGCTATAAATATGGCATGGTATTCAAGTTTATTATTTGGCTTTGGGATCGCTGGTAGGCGAGAAGCAGGAGTTCAGCAAGCTAATGCAGGCTCATATGCAGTTGCTAACATTACAGTTAATGAAGATACAGCTTTAAAACTTTCTTCTGTGTGGGCTTGCGTTCGATTAATTGCAGAAACTATTGGCGGATTACCAGTTAATGCTTACAAGATTCAGGCTGATGGAACTCGCATCTTAGATAATGAGCATCCATTAGCGCAACTCTTTAAAAACAAACCTAATAAATATCAAAATAGAGTAGAGTTTTTTGAAACTATGACTATGCAGCTCTGCTTGCATGGCAATGCTTATGCGCATATTACTCGCACAGGCAATAGAATCACTAGCCTTCTGCCTTTGATGGCAGAGCAGATGGAAGTTGATCTTCTTACTGATGGCTCTGTAGTGTATCGCTACAACTCAGGCAATAATCTTTCTGTATATGCTCCTGAATCTATTTGGCATATTAAGCTAATGAGCAATGGCATTGTAGGTTTATCTCCTTTGGCTTATGCTCGCAACTCTGTAGGAATTGGCATTGCTTCTGATGATCGGGTTAAGGCTCTTGCATCTAATGGCTTTAAGCCTACTGGAGTTTTGACTATTGATAAGTTACTAAAGCCTGAGCAGAGAGAGCAGATAAGAGGGCAGTTTGCAGATTTAGCTGCTGGTTCTAGCGATCCGCTTAGAGTTCTTGAAGCTGGCATGACTTATCAGCAAGTTTCTATGAATCCTAAAGATGTTCAACTCTTAGAAACTCGCAGATTTCAAATTGAAGATATTGCTCGCTTTTTTGGTGTGCCATCAGTTCTAATTAATGATACTTCTGCTTCAACTACTTGGGGATCAGGTATTGAGCAGATAGTTCAAGGCTTTTATAAGCTAGGCTTGCGCCCTTATCTTGAGCGCTATGAGGCTTCGATTGCTAATAGCTTGCTAACTGCACAAGATCGCAGAAATTATGAATTTGAATTTGATTTTGGCGCATTACTAAGAGGTGATGAGGTTACTCGCTTTGCATCTTACAAAGAAGCTATCAATGCTGGATTCAAAACTATCAATGAATGCCGACAAGCTGAAGGCATGAAGCCTATTGATGGTGGAGATCGGGCTTACTTGCAGGCTCAGATGACACCAATTACAGATCTTGGCGCTCCGCCTGCTACTGATACAGCGCAGATTCTAGGCGCTATGAGTGATATGGATCGCAATATTAAGCATGAAATTGCTAGTATTCAGCACAATAAAGAGCCTAATCAGGTAACTTTAAACCCTAATATCAAGGTAGAAAGCACTCCTATTAGCCTTACTTTGAAGCAAGAAACAGATGGAAAGCCATCCAAAAAGAGCATTAAGCTCATTCGGGATGATAAAGGTAATGTAACAGGCGCAGAATCAACTGAGGAATAAGCATGACAATCACTACAGCTATTTGTAATTCATTCAAGCAAGAGATTCTTGAGGGAGTTCATGCTTCCACAGATACTTATAAGATTGCTCTTTATACAGATGCAGCTACTTTGGATGCCTCTACTACTGCTTACTCTGCAACTAATGAAGTTTCAGGAACAGGCTATACAACTGGTGGAGCAACTCTAAGCGGTTATACAAGCGGATTAAGCTCTAATACTGCTTACATCACTTTTAGCGATCCTACTTGGGCTGATTCCACAATTACTGCTAGAGGTTGTTTGATCTATAACTCAAGCAAATCCAATAAAGCCTTAGCTGCCTTTGATTTTGGAGCTAATGTAGTTTCTGTTAGCGGAACTTTCACTATTGATCTTCCAGCAGCAGGAGCTTCGGCACTTATCAGAATTAGCTAATGGCTGATTTTGATAGTGCGCTAGGTGATTTTGATTACCAGCCTAGCACCTTTGATGAATGGACTGAGCCATTAGTTCTTTTTGATGATGGCTTTGGTTTATTTGATTCAGCACTAAATAATTTTGATGATGGCGGTGTAAATAGTTCAACTATTGAGCTATCAGGGATAACCCTAACTGCTGAAGCAGGCACAATTACTGAAAATGTATCAGATCAGATACAAATTACAGGGCTTGAAAGCACCATTACTGCAGAAAATATCTCTGCAACTGGCATTCAGAATAGCAACATTGTTATAACAGGGCTTGAGTTAAGCTCTGCTTTTGGCAACATTAATGAAATAGTTAATGATTCTGTCAGCATTTCAGGCTTAGATGCGTTAGCAGATGTAGCAACAATAAGCGCAACTGGCATTCAAAATGCAAATATTTCAGTTAGCGGATTAGATTTAACAGCAGAATATGGCTCAATTAATGAGCAAGTTGTAGATTCTGTAGCAATTTCAGGCATAGATTTAAGTATTTCTGCGCAAAGTATCAGCGCATCAGCTACTTCTAGCCAAATCATTCAATTAACTGGCATTTCTCTACAATCTTCTACAGGATCAGTTAGCGCAACTGGATCAGATGTAGTTTCTGAAGAATATACAGGCGGTAGATCTACTAATGATAATAGGATTGATGCAACTGCTAAAGTTCAAACTTTAAGAGCTATTGCTTATGCTGGCAGACCAACTCCAAGAGGATTTACTGTAATCAATGGCGGAGCTAGAGTTTTCTCTGTGCAAACTGATAGCCAAATTAGCCAAGCAAGTGCATTAGGGCAATTAGGGATTGATGAAGAAACTCTATTAATGTTATTGGTAGCTTAGTCTTTTTGTATTATCATATGAAAAATTGGAGTAATAATGCCGACACCTAGAGAAGATGAAACAGAATCAGAATTTGTATCTCGCTGTAT